GCCTTCTTCTTCTTCTTCTGTGCAACCACCTTTAGCTTCTTCTTTGAACACGGCTGCTCTCTAACATAACTATTGTACGCCTCGTGCGCCGCAACACCTAAGGTCAAATCAATCTCGCTAAGAACACTGAAGAAAGCATGCAACCACATGTGTGACTCACTTACTCCAAACTCATCTACCTCTTCTTTGCCAAACATCCAACCGGCCTCAGCAGCAGATATCCCCAGAGCTCTTGCCCGATCCAACTTCTCAACCTCCTCCCAATACTCATCCGACTTGGCTTCATCAATAAACATCATGTCATTGTGCACAGGTTCCACACCAACATCAATCTCAAACCCGCGCATCGCCAGCGGCCCGGTCATAACAGCAGGGAAATCACTGATGGACACTGAAGACGCCCACAGTTCAAGAGCAAAAATGTCTCTATACGACACTGAATAAATCTTACAAAACTGTGTATAAGTCTCCCAAGTAGGATAATATGTATGTCCACCGCGTATCTTGTCAGGATAGTTGTTCAACTTGTCAACACGTTTCTTCAACTTAGCTTGTTTTGCGCTGTTAACAATGCTTCGCAATAACTGACCAAAAATTGGAATGTGCGACATGTTAGGTAGTAAAGAACTAGCCGTCCCGAACAGCAGTTGGGGAAAGAGTTTTGGATGAAAATTGGAGTGATTGAACCCGAACTTCGAGAACTGTCTGAACGGCTTGTTCCCCCAAATCCAGCTTCTACCAACCCTCCAGAATCGACCAGAACAAAATTCGACATAATCAGGATCATCGCGAAATATGACCTCGATCTTCATACCAAGATCCCTATAAACACTCTCTATGTCTTGGGCCGATTTGTCTGCATCACATGCCACAACGTTGTCATCTCCCATGACCATGCACTTGAAATCATCAGTATGGGGATCAAGTCCAAAAGCAAATGTGATGAGACAAAAATTGAGGAAACTGTTGAAAGTCGACGTCCAGAGGTCACCAGACAAGCGCCCATGATTGAACGACGCTCTAACCTCCCTATCCTTAGAAACAATGCCTCTCATGGTCCAATTATCCAA